TAATATTCAACTTGCTGGTGATACAATTTTATACAGAGGTTATGAGGATGGTCAACCTGTTCAATTCAGATCGCAGTTCTCCCCTACCTTATATGTCCCCTCTAAAAAGAAAGAACGATTCAAGACTCTTGATGGTAGAAATGTTTCACCAGTTAAATTTGGTGCTGCAAGAGAAGCACGAGAGTTTATCAAACAATACGAAAACGTAGAAAACTTTGAAGTTCATGGGTATGAACGATTTGTATATCAGTATATCCGACAAGAGTTTCCTAAAGAAGTTGACTACGATATCAATCAAATGAAAATCTATGCACTTGATATCGAGGTCAAGTGTGAGAATGGATTTCCTAATGTAGAAGAAGCAGCAGAAGAAATGCTGTCAATCACCATTAAAGATATGGTGACAAAGAAATTTGTTAGTTGGGTTACTCGTGAATTCGATGCACCACCTAACGTAGAGATGAAAGTCTTTTGGACAGAACAGGAGATGCTGCAAGACTTTCTTACATGGTGGGCACAAAATACACCAGATATTTTGACAGGTTGGAACGTAAACCTATACGATATGCCCTACATCGCTAGAAGGATAAATAGGATTCTAGGGGAGAAATGGATGAAAAGTCTTTCCCCATGGAATCGTGCGAATGAAAGAGAGGTTTATGTCCAAGGAAGGAAAAATTATGCTTATGACATTTCTGGGGTCAACATTCTTGACTATCTTGATCTTTACCGTAAGTTTACATACAGTAATCAAGAGTCATATCGTCTCGACCATATAGCATTTGTCGAATTAGGACAACGTAAAGTTGACCATAGCGAGTATGAAAATTTTAAAGACTTCTACACATCAGATTGGCAGAAGTTTATGTTGTACAACATCCAAGACGTTGAGTTGATTGACCGATTGGAAGATAAGATGAAGTTGCTAGAACTAGCAATCACTATGTCTTATGATGCAAAGGTAAACTTCGAGGATGTATATTCTCAAGTTCGTATGTGGGATACAATGATCTACAATTATCTCACTGATAGAAATGTTGTTGTTCCTCCTCGTCGTGTGGAACGTAAAGATGAAAAGTATGCAGGTGCTTATGTTAAAGAACCAAAAGCGGGATGCTATGATTGGGTGGTTAGTTTTGATCTTAACTCTCTATACCCTCATCTCATTATGCAGTATAATATTTCCCCAGAAACCCTCATCGAATCCAGACATCCATCGGCAACTGTCGATAAGATCCTTGAAGGGAAATTAGATATTTCTGGTGAATATTGTGTATGTGCAAATGGTGCTCAGTATCGTAAAGATATACATGGTTTCTTGCCAGAAATGATGCAAACAATTTACGATGAACGCACAATATACAAAAAGAAAATGCTTATTGCTAAACAAGATTATGAAAAGAAACCTTCAGAAAAACTGAAAAAGGATATTGCAAAATTCAACAACATTCAAATGGCAAGGAAGATTCAACTCAACTCTGCCTATGGTGCTATCGGTAATCAATACTTTAGGTATTATAATCTTGCCAACGCTGAAGCAATTACACTCTCAGGACAAGTAAGTATTCGTTGGATTGAACAACGAATGAACAAGTATCTAAACAAAATTCTAAAAACGGAGGATGAAGACTATGTTATTGCCAGCGATACTGATTCCATCTACCTTAATTTGGGTCCTTTGGTCGAAACTGTATACAAGGGGAGAGAAAAAACTCCTTCTAGCATTGTGTCGTTCCTTAATAAGGTCTGTGAAGTGGAACTTGAAAAGTATATTACGAGTTCTTATGAAGCGTTGGCCACGTACGTAGGAGCGTATGAGCAGAAGATGATCATGAAGCGAGAGAACATCGCTAACAAGGGTATCTGGACTGCCAAGAAACGTTACATCTTAAATGTATGGGATAGTGAAGGTGTTCGCTATGAAAAACCAAAACTAAAAATTATGGGTATTGAAGCAGTTAAATCTTCAACACCTGCTGCCTGTAGAAACTCAATCAGGGATTGTCTTACTGTCATTATGAATGAAGATGAAGAAGCAGCACAAAAATTTGTGGCAGATTTTAAAGCACATTTTGATGAGTTGCCAATCGAAGATATCTCATTCCCTCGTGGATGCAATGGAATAAATAAATGGTCGAACCCATCGACTATCTATAGTAAAGGCACACCTATTCATGTGCGTGGTGCTTTGCTGTACAACTTCCATAACAAGAAAGGTAAACTTACACATAAGTATCCATTGATTCAAGATGGTGAAAAAATTAAATTTGTTTATCTAAAGACACCTAACCGTATTGGGGAGAACGTGATTAGTTACTTAAATACATTTCCAAAAGAGTTTGGACTTGACAAACAGGTAGATTATGAACTACAATTTAACAAGAGTTTCCTTGAGCCAATTAAAGTCATCATGGATGTCATTGGGTGGCAACCCGAAAAAGTAGCATCTCTGGAGTTTTTATTTGGATGAAGAAAACATTTACTGTTGAATATCAGAAAGCATTTGGTGCAGGTGCACATCCTGAGTCAAAGTCTTTTAATGATATTAAAGAAGCACAATGGTTTGAACGTGCAATGAAGCGTTCTAACTTTATCACTAAATTATTTGAGACTACTGAATGACAAATTCATTTTTAAAGAACATAGTAAGGGAGATTGACAATGAGTACGCAAGTCTCGTTTCTGAAGGAGTGGCAGCTGGTGACACAAGCGGCTACATTGACACTGGTTCTTATATCTTTAACGCTCTCGTTAGTGGATCTATCTACGGTGGAGTCCCTGGAAATAAAATCACTGCTATCGCTGGTGAATCGTCTACTGGTAAAACTTTCTTTTGCCTTGGTGTCGTTCAGCATTATCTTGACGCTAATCCTGATGCAGGCGTAATCTACTTTGAATCTGAATCTGCTATTAGTAAGCAGATGATCGAAGATAGAGGTATCGATAGTGACAGAATGTTAATTGTTCCTGTAACAACTGTTCAACAATTCCGAACTCAGGCAATTAAGATCCTAGATAGATATTTGGAGCAACCATTTGATATTCGCAAACCAATGATGTTTGTGCTTGATTCTTTGGGTATGTTATCTACAAGTAAAGAGATAGAAGATTCTGAAGCGGGTAAAGAAACTCGTGACATGACTCGTGCACAAGTTGTAAAATCAATCTTTCGTGTATTAACTCTTAAATTAGGTAAATCTAATGTTCCTCTATTAGTTACCAATCACACTTATGATGTGGTGGGTGCGTATATTCCAACAAAAGAAATGGGAGGTGGAAGTGGACTCAAATACGCTGCATCAACAATTATATATCTATCAAAGAAGAAGGAAAAAAATGGTAAGGAGGTTATTGGAAATATTATCAAATGTAAAGCCCAAAAATCCAGACTAACAAAGGAGAACTGCGAAGTTGAAACTCGACTATTTTACGACCGTGGATTGGACAGGTATTACGGCTTACTGGAATTGGGTGAAAAATATGGAATCTTCAAACGGAAAGGTAATAGGGTTGTTGTTGGGGAATCTTCCGTTTATCCTTCTGCTATTCTTGCCGATCCTGATAAATATTTCACGGAAGAAATAATGAAACAATTAGACGAAGCTGCTGCGAAGGAGTTTCGCTATGGCAACTAATCTAAAAGAATACGTCAGACTATATGATGATGCATTTGATGCTCCTTTTTGCAACAATGTTATAGAGCAATTTCATAAGTCTGAGAGTACTTACTTAGATAGAGACAATCGTCCTACCTTCCATGAATTGAATATCTCACAAAGGTTTATGGCAAAAGATCCTTTGTGGGATTTGCCACAGAGAAGTATATCAAGTATATTTCAAACAGTTGTATCTAAGTATGTTACAACTATGGATGTCGGTCCTGACTTTCCAGAGAGATGGGGATATGAAGAGTTCCGACTTAAGATGTATGAAAATAATGATTACGATCAGTTCAAAGAACATGTTGATGTAGGTGATCATGCCTCTGCTAGGAGGTTTTTAGTTTGTTTTTTATATTTGAATGATGTAGAAGAGGGTGGAGAAACAGTTTTTCCAAAATTAAAACTTGCAATCAAACCTAAGTGTGGTAGAATACTTTTGTTTCCTGCCACTTGGCAATACAGACATGCAGGTTTACCTCCTATATCAGGTAAAAAATACATTGTCGGATCTTATCTTCACTACCTATGAGTTTAGAAGCAACCATTCTTAGCAATTTAATATTTAATGAGAAGTATGCAAGAAAAGTTCTTCCTTTCATTAAGTCAGATTACTTTAATGAGCGTACTTATAAGATTGTATTTTTAGAAATTCATGAATATATTAGTCAGTATGATTCATTGCCATCTCTTAATGCTATTAGTATTGAGTGTCAAGAAAGAACTGATTTAACAGAAGAAGGATATAAAGATATAGTTGCACTACTGCAAACTTTATCTACAGAAAAATCTGATTATGATTGGTTAGTTGATACCACAGAAAAGTGGTGTCAAGAGAGAGCGATTTATTTGTCTTTGATGGAATCTGTAAAGATTGCTGATGGACAAGATAAGAAAAAAGACAAAGGTGCTATCCCACAGATTTTATCTGAAGCATTAGGTGTCTCTTTCGACCAACACATCGGTCACGATTATGTTCAAGACGCAGAAGCAAGATTCGATTTCTACCATAGACGCGAAGACAAAATTCCTTTCGATTTGGAATTCTTCAACAAGATTACAAAAGGTGGGTTACCTAATAAAACTCTCAACATTGCTCTTGCAGGTACTGGTGTGGGTAAGTCTCTCTTTATGTGTCATGTCGCTAGTAATTGTTTACTCCAAGGTAAGAATGTTTTATACATTACTCTTGAGATGGCAGAAGAAAAAATTGCCGAAAGAATAGATGCAAACCTTTTGAATGTTCCTATTCAAAAATTAGCAGAGATGCCTAAGATAATGTTTGAAAAAAAGGTAACTAATCTATCAAAGAAAACTCAAGGTAAACTTATTATTAAAGAGTATCCTACTGCCTCTGCACATGTAGGTCATTTTAAATCTCTCATTGCTGATCTTGCTTTAAAGAGAAGTATTAAACCTGATATCATTTTTGTGGACTATCTAAATATTTGTGCCTCTCAAAGGTATAAAGGATCTATAGTAAACTCATACACTTATGTTAAAGCGATTGCAGAAGAACTTAGAGGACTTGCGGTTGAAACAAATGTCCCGATTGTATCCGCTACTCAAACGACTCGCTCTGGCTATGGTAGTACTGATATCGATCTTACTGACACAAGTGAGTCCTTCGGTCTTCCTGCCACTGCTGATCTTATGTTTGCTCTTATTAGCACTGAAGAGCTTGAAGGAATGAATCAGATTATGGTCAAACAACTAAAGAATCGATACAATGATCCTACAATGAATAAAAGATTTTGCGTAGGTATTGACAGAGCGAAGATGAGGTTGTATGATGTAGAAGAATCTGCTCAAGATAGTCTAGTTGATTCTGGACAAGAAGTTGAGAATGATCTAGTTCAAAAATTCAAATCCAAAAAAACTTTTCAAGACTTAAAGTATGATTGATTTTAAAAAGTATACTCAATTTGTAGACGCTGTTACATCTGAAGAGAGTAAGTATGGTGGTCATTTTCAAGATCGTCTAAGAGATTTAAACTCTAAAGAATTTAAAACCCATAGAGCATTAACTGCTGCACTTGGATTATGTGCTGAGTCAGGTGAGTTTACTGAAATCATTAAGAAGATTGTCTTTCAAGGAAAACCAGTAAATAAAGAGAACTTATTTCATTTGAAACGTGAACTAGGTGACATCATGTGGTATTTCATTCAAGCATGTATTCTTTTAGATACTACACCAGAAGAAATTATTGACATGAATGTTAACAAACTTAAGAGTCGCTATCCTGGTGGGGAGTTTGACGCACACTTTTCGGAAAACCGTAAAGAGGGAGACGTTTAAATGGAACTTATCAAGAAAACCGACCCTAGATACTTTACATCAACACATGATGGTGGGTATGATCGTCACAGATATCAAGTATTTCTTAAAACTGGACAATCAAAAACCTTTGAATACTGGGAAGAAGCACAGAAATACTGGTTTGAATGGGCAGGTACAGGTCAACTCGATAGAGTTGTAGTGCTTGATAAAAAAACTAAATCTAAAGGAGGTTTTGCATGAACAATGTAGGATTAGAAGTAGTTTTCTGGACAATACTTTCCGTTTATTTACTTGCAAAACTTGGAGTATTTAAAAAGTGAATTGTTGGCATTGTAATACCGAACTTATCTGGGGTGGCGACAATGAATGTCCTCACGCAGAGGAGTATAGTTTTGTAACCAATCTACATTGTCCAAAGTGCGACAGTTACGTTGAAGTTTATTATCCAAAGAAAGAAACATGAGTGGAGACAATCACACACTAAATCAATCAATCAAATTTTATAGTCACGAAATCACAGAAACCAAAAAAATTTTAATAGAGTATCATTTAAAGTATGGACAAAAAAGAAAAATTAAGATAGAATACGATCATAGTCAAAAGGTTTCATGAACATTTTCGTAACTGATCCTGACCCCACCGTCTCAGCAAGAGTGCTTCCTGACAAACATATTGTCAAGATGCCACTAGAAACATGTCAAATGCTTTCTATTGTTTGCTCTGATGAGTGGGGTCATAGTTATGGCAAAATACATCGTAATGATGGACAACCATACAAAACATCCAAAGGTGCATTTCGCAATCATCCTTGCACAATCTGGGCAAATGAAACTCTAGAAAATGCATGGTGGTTACTCACTCATGGTATTGCATTGTCTCTAGAATATACACATCGCTATGGCAAAACACATTCTTGTCATCGACCACTACTAGAAGCAAGAGATCTTTTGCCATCAGCAGACTACACTGAGCATACACCTTTTGTATTTGCAGGTCCTGATCAATTCAAATATGATACAAGTATTGACATACTAACTGCATACAAGTATTATATTGCTAGTAAACCATGGGCAGCAGATAATTATCTTCGTGACCCATCCAGAAAACCAGAGTGGATGCCATGATTGACAGTGCATTATTACTCAAAATTTATATCGCTGCCAGAAAGGTCAAGGTAGAGTATCCTCCTTCAAGAAAATCTTACAACGCACATTTATACGGATGAAAGTAGACAGGTATTATGATCCATATGAGGATCTAGAAAAACAATGTCTAGAAGAACTAGACCATATCGCTAAGTCATTAGGTGGTACAATGACCAAATTGACTAGAGCAGACTCTACTGGAAGATCTAGTAAAGTAATTGAAATCGAATACAACATAGAAGTATAATGCATATAAAAGATAATCCAGATGGTTCTTTTGAGGTTGTATGGGATGAGAATAACCCAGAAGAAGCGATATTTAATACTTGGACTAAGCAAGATTTTATTGATTACCTTAAAAAAAGAATGGAGGAAGATAAATATTCTGAGGAACAACAGCAACAGTAATGGCAAACAAAGGATTACAATTTGAAGATGCAGTAATGTATGTTGCTAAAGCAAGAATTGTAGATAAAAGAAGTAGAGAAGACGAAGCAGAGTTTAATCGTGCTTCATTGAAGTGGAATGCTATTCCAAACGATATAAAAACAACAGCAGAAAAAATTATTGATAGTATCCTACCAAGGAATCCTGTAGATCAACAAACTTTCTTTAAATCTTTCAAGAAAATGTCTGGTGGTGGAGAAGAACCAAAGACAGATATTAAGTTTATGATCGGAACTAAGAAGTACAAATGTTCTATGAAATGGGGTAAATCATTTCAACTTACAAGTGCAGGTATAGAGAAATCTGTTCTAGTATTTCAGAGAGTTTTACAGAAAAGTTTAAGAGAATGTTCTGGACAAGAGGGTAGTAGAAAAGCATTAGGTTATATTCAATCAATGTTAGAGCAAATTACTGATGAATTTGAGAATGCAACTGGCACTATGGATCAACCAACAGCAAAAAGAAAACTTGCTGATACTAAAAAGACAGGTGGATTACAAGAACAATTTACAACTGTTTTAGGAACTAGGAAAAATCCTCAAGTATCAGAATTATATTCTTGCTTTAAAAGAAATCTAACAAGAGAATGTATGACAGGTGAACTCTTGTTTAATAATGATGATCGTGCTGCAAACTATCTGTTTACAGAGAAAGGTATCAAACCTATAGACAATAAAGCAGTAGAAGAAGTTATGAATATAGCAGGTGTTCGTCTTGCTTTGAAAGGTAGAGGTAAAGATCCCTCGACAGGAATCAGAAGAAATGCTATAGTAATTAGGTACGAGGTATAGACACTTAAAAAAGTGGCACACTAAAAGTATGATACTCACTCAAGGGGGTTATAATAATGTCATATACACAGATGACATGCCCAACAAACATATTGACCATTTGGAAGACATCATTTTCTCTGGTCGTAGGAAGGCACTCGCTGCTGTAAATGACGTAATGAACAAACCTCATATTAGTGTCAAGTGGGACGGTGCACCTGCTATCGTCTTTGGGACTAATCCTGAGAATGATCAGTTCTTTGTTGGAACTAAATCAGTTTTCAACAAGAAAAAAGTCAAAATTTGTTATTCTTATTCTGATATTGATGAACTTTACAAAGGGGACGTTGCGGACATTCTTCGTCTATGTTTTCGTCACCTTCCTCGCATCGGTGGCATTGTCCAAGCTGACTGGATTGGTGTCGGTGGGGGTAGGATTTATCGTCCTAACGTTGTGGAATATCGCTTTCCCACTCAAGTTTCTGGTCATATTCTCCTTGCTCCACACACTACTTACACAGAGGTTAGCCCAGATGCTGTTGGGGTCGGTAATATTAATCTTGGTAGTGAGTCTGGTGCTACCTTTCTAAACAACAATGATTGTTCTGCATTCATTGTAGATCTTCCTAATTTTCGTTGGAGGGATTTCATTCTTGAAACTATGAGAAGTCAAGTTCCTTCAGAAAAAGCACGACCTTTTATCCAGAAGCACATCAATAAATATATTCGTGAAGGACATATTCCTAGTGCAAAAATACTCCTTAGGACTTTACCTGATAAATATAAAGGAGAAGTGAATCTTAGCACTTTTAAAGTGTGGCATATGATCTCTCAACTGAAACAAAGTCTATTAGACAACATCGTAGTCAATGGTGACATTGAAACTTACATCGATGGCAAACCTTCCCAACATGAAGGTTTTGTTGTTCAAGGTGAAACACCATACAAATTGGTAGATAGACTAACTTTTAGTAAAGCAAACTTCAATCTTAGTAAATATTGGACGAATGAAAAAGTTTAGTGCTTTTCTAAACGAAGCTCAAAGATCTTTCGCTGCTAAAGAAGCAGAGAAACTTAACTTATCCCATGTGGGGTATGGTAAGTACGCTGATGCTGCAGGCAAAGTCACACACTTCAGTAAAGATGGGAAACTATTCCCGATCACTCAACAAAAAGGAGGAGGTCAACAGCAGAATGGAGGAGAAGAAACGGCAGGAGGCGAGGGCAAGGTCGATAAAGGTAGCATATCTATTACTTTTGGAAGATTTAATCCCCCGACTACTGGGCATGAGGCTCTTATTAAAAAAGTAGCACAAGAAGCAGAAAGAACTGGAGGAGAGTATAGAATCTATCCTTCTAGATCACAGGATCCAAAGAAGAATCCATTAGATCCTGGTTCTAAAATTAAATTCATGAAGCAAGCATATCCTGATCACAAGGCAAACATCATTGATAACGAGGAAATGCGTACTATTTTTGATGTTCTTACCACTATAGATCAAGAGGGTTACAGTAACGTCAATCTTGTTGTTGGTGGTGATAGGGTTAGTGAATTTAATTCGTTAGCAATGAAGTATAATGGTGAATTATATACTTTTGATGATATTAAAATTACATCTGCAGGTGATAGAGATCCTGATGCTGAAGGTGTAGAGGGAATGTCTGCATCTAAGATGAGAAAAGCAGCAACAGATGGAGATGCAGAAACATTTAAGAAAGGTCTTCCTAAACCATTGGTTAAAAAAGGTGGGGAAGAACTATACAATATGCTAAGAACAGCAATGCAAGTAGAAGAGTTTGATGACTTTGCAGACGCATCTGTTCAACTATATGAAATCGCTCCTAAGTTAGATCCTAATGGTCTAAGGGAAGCATATTTTACAAACCATTTATTTGAGGTAGGAACTTTTGTCGAGAACGTTAACACAGGGATCATTGGTAAAGTTGTTAGTCGTGGTAGCAATTACATCATCTATATTGATGAGCATGATAATCTATTTCGCAGTTGGTTAAAAGACCTTGTAGAGAGGAATGATATTAAATTTTTTAATTTTACACCTGCTGGTCTGATGGGAACTCCAGAATTGACTAACTATATGCGACGATTAACACCAGGCGAGTTTATTAAGAAGATAAATAAAAAGGATAAGGTTACTAAGTAAGATGAATTTAAACGATCTACCTGATATGTCGGACGCACTTAAGAAGGTGCAACAGTTCGATGAAAAGAAAAAACTAGATGCTGTCGGTAAAGAAGACGGTGACGTAGATAACGATGGTGATAAGGATTCATCGGATGAGTATCTAATGAAACGTCGCAAGGCAATTAGCAAAGCGATGAAAAAAGAAGATGTAGAACAAATTGATGAACTTAGTAAAAAGACTCTGGGTAGTTATGTAAAGAAGGCAAGTAAAGAAACCAGAGGAAACATGATGGCAACACAGCATGGATCTGGTATACCCAAGAAAGCAAAGGACATCAAACTCAAGCAAGTCAACAAAAGACTGAAGGGTATGGAGAAGGCAGGTGAGAAGATGGCAGAAGAAACAGTAGAAGAGGGTATGGCAACTCCTGAGTCTGGAACTGGAAAGTATTATAATGAGAAGAAACCAACCGCTATGCAGTTGGCGAAAAGAGAAAAGATGAAGAAGGTTAAGGCACTCACTGATGCAGGTAAGCATAAAGAAGCAAGTGCATTATATAAATCAGAAGAAGTCATAAATGTTCTATCACCAGAAGAACTAGAAAGAGTAGCACAGATCGCTAAAGAGTACGATGAAAACCTTCAAAAAGAAGGTATGAAATATGGTTTAACTAAAGGAACTGGTAAACCAGGTGGTGCTATGAAAGATTATCTTGATGCTAAAGCAAAGAAACTAGAAGCAGAAAAGAAGAAACAGAAACCAGAGTATAGAAACAATCCTGCATTTGGTGATCCATCACACCATTCTAACGCTAAAAACAAATAGGTATCGTAATGTTATCTTTTAGAGAACTATCCGAGAAGAAAACCAAAATCAAAATCAATCCTAAAAAAGAGGATGTGATGGAGAAGAAGTCTGATGGTTTAAAAAAGAACCATGGGGAAGACTGTGATTGCATGAAGTGTGAAGCAAAACGTCGTGCAGATGATGTTAACGACGGTCCTGATATTGCTAATGAAGAAATTAAGATGACCCGAAAGGCATATAATAAACTTCATAGAGACTTCAAGAGTGACGATCCTAAGAAACCTAGAACTACAAAGTATGTGCCAGGCAAAGGAACTGTTTCAATGCCAGTTAAGTTTGTAGATGAAGGTCACAAGTCATGTGGTGAAGGGCAATACTATTGCTATGATGATGAGAAGTGCAAACCTATACCTGAGGGATACAAAGAAGGTAAGGATGGTATGTTAGTCAAGGAAGCAAAGGTTGATATGGGTAAATCCGATGCTGCTAAACAAAATGAAAGAAACCAAAGAACATTTGGTAATAGAAGAGGTTCTAAAGGTAGTATGGCATCACACGAAGACACAGAGGCAAGAAGATATAATACTGAAAAAGGTAGAGGTGTAAAGATGAAAGGGAAGAAAGATAAAACACCAGTAAATTATCACAAGAGAGATAGTGACAAACGTGTTGATGCTCTTCTCAAGGGTATGAAGAAAGAACAAGTTGAAGGATTCAAACGTTTTGTAGAATGTTGGAAGACTCATAAGAAGGTTGGTATGAAAATGAAGGGTGGTAAACTCGTCAATGATTGTCGTCCTAAGAATGAAGAAGTCGAAGTAACTGAAGGATCAGAAAAGTCTTACTACTTAGACAAAGAAGCAGAACAACGAGCACAACAAAAGGCACGGTTTAAGGCACAAAATAAAGAAGCAGCAAGAGAAAGAGCAGCAGCAAAAAGAAGAAAAGAAAGAAATGACCTTAGAAGACAAGGAAAGTACGGTGCTGTTGGTGGGTATTATGTAACCAAACATATGGAGAGAGAATCTGTAGAATTAGTAGATTACCTTAAGAAAGAGGCATTTAATTTTTCTACCAACCTATATAAAAAACAACAACAAGAAATTTATGCTAGTAAAGAAGAAGTCTCAGAAGAAAGCGATCAAAAAAGCAGTGAGTCTTCGATACTAACGTTCAATGAAGTAACTAGATTAAAGAAAGAAACTGGTTACGTCAAAGGTGGAACTAAAAAACCAACTGCACCAAAGCAGAAAGATGCTGCACTTGACTTTGTAAAGAAAAGTATTACAGCCAAGTATGGTAAAGGTGCGATCATGTCTGGTGGTAGTAGACAGTCAAAGAAAGTAAAAGGCGAAAAGTCTACTATGGGAACTGGTAAGTATAAGAAAGCAGCAGATGCTAAGAAACAAACTGCTGCTGATGCTAAGAAGAGAGGATTCAAGTCTACTCAAGATTATGCAAACACCATGGCACGTTATGGTGGTAAAGATAACTACGACAAGGGTAGAGGACTAGGAACATGATAGATGAAACCTCTGACCTAAAGAATGAGATCATTGCCAAAGCTGATCAAAAACATAAAGAAGCAAAAGCAAAAAGATTTAAGGACATCGTGGCAAAAGGTAAAGCAGCTAAAGACAAGTTATACAAAGACACTAAAGAGAAAGGAGTACGCTTCTATGACAAGAAGGGGTCTGGTTACATGAAGGGCGGTAAAAAGAACTACGATTAGAGCCTATATATTTTAGACCTTAACTTAGAATCATGATTGGAAATTTTTTAATGCCATTGGCATACAAAGTAATCGATTCTGCTGTCAAGAAAATTCCTGATGATGCAGAACTTGGTGAAAAACTTATCGAAATTTGTCTATTGATCATTGGAAAGGCGGTCAAACTAACCAAAACGACTGCTGACGATGCTCTATTTGAAAAAGTAAAAGAAGCACTCGCTGCTAAAGAATAACTCTTACAGGCGATTTTAGAGGGGTCTTAGAACCCTTCTTTTTTATAAATAATTGTAGGAATTTTAAGATCTTAGGAGCATAGAACATGGCACTTTATGGTGTTACCGACGCAGACGAATCAAAACCGAAGTGGGCGGTAAGAGGTAGCGGTGTAGACCCTCAAAATATTTTCGCGACCTCAAGTGGTTGGGTATTACGTCACTATAAAAACGCTGCGAAAACTGAATATTGGGACGAAATCCTCGTTGCAGTTGATGGTTTAGTTGGAGCAGGTGGTAGAGGTACTAATACTCTTGGTGCTGCAGACATTACTGCTGTGTTCTTTGAAGAGACTGGATACGCTGGTGGAGCAACTGGAACTGTTGTTGTTATCTACAACGAGCAAGTTAACGTTACCAATGGTGCAACTCTAGTCGTCAGAAATACTACTGACTCTGCAAATATTACTGCAACTGCTGCTGCACAAACTTCAACAAACCGTGTTGAGTTTACATTTACTGCTGCTGCAACTGGTAAAGCACACGCTATCCAAGCACAAACAATCTCTGGAACAATCGTTGACACCACTGGTGGTGCAACTTCTGACAAGGCATTTGCCACTGGTGATGTAGTTGGTGCAGGTGGATCTGGCTCTACTGCAACATTTACTGCAAGTTAATTAATTCTAAATGAAATTTGACGAACTGAATGAAACAAATTACATTCTGTTCGCCATAAAGCATTATGAAAATCCTCACTGTGTGACTAGAGAGGATTTTGACGAAGATATGAAACGCTTCAAGTATCTGAAAAGACTCTTGAAGCGTTATGTGAGAGGAGGTCCGTTGAGGACTCATCTTATTATTAATCACTTAATCATACTTTATAATGTTTTTGGTGAATCAGCTACTCCTTTATTATTCTTTCGATTAGAAAGAGAATACTGGTGCTATTTGAAGACATTCCTTTTATTTTTAAATAAATATCCCATAGGCATGTTGCCTGATTTACCCATAGATGATGATATTCAAGAGGAACTCGTAAAACTATGACATTGATGACTGCTGGTACTGGAGGTTTTAGTGGTAGTGCTGCTGCCAAAGGACCTGTTGCGGGTTATGATCCTGTCATTAAGTTCCGAAAGAAGATCCAGAAAAGAAAAGCAAATGAGAAGTGTTGTGAAGAGGTAACTGAATCTAAGGAAAACCCAAAACAACCTTCAAGACTATTTCAATACAAGGTAAGTCTACCAGAGGTCGGTGAGACTGTAA